GGCTCCACAGCAACGATCTCGATCAATTGCGAGAACCGCCTGGTCGAGATGAACGAGTTTTCGTCCATCAACGAATAGTTCGCAGATTTCCGTGATCGGAGCGGTCGACGGTGGCGCTGCCCACCAGGACGCGGGAGTCTGCCGGGTATGTTTCCGCTGAGCGAATCGCGGTAACAGCGGCGCGAGCAGCATAGCGAAGAAGGCGCGGCGGTTCATCCTTCCGATGATAACTCCGAGCGCAAACGGCGAACCGCCGCTGGGCGACAACCACTTCTCCCCGAAGCAATCATGAAATGGCCCGTAGTCAATCCCGGCGATATGGTGACTCAGATCACCATCCTGCAGCCTTCGGTTGGCTCAGACATCTCGGGCGCGGTCGCGGGCGGGTACACGCCATTTGTCACGACTTACGCCAAGATCACCTGGTTACGCGGCATTGACACCGTGCGGGCCGGGCAGGACACCGCACAGATATATGGCGTGATCACGATTGTGTACCAGGCTGGCATCCTGCCGGGCTTCCGCGTGCAGACCAGAAACGGAACGTACATCATCCAGTCGATCGTGAATCCCGACGAGCTGAATGTGCGGCTGGACATGCTCTGCCTGGGCCTGGGAGTGAACGAATAGATGGACCTCAAGGTCAATATCGAAGGCCTGCGCGGCGTCGAAGAGGCGCTGCAGGAAGCCGGCCCGAAACTCGCCAAGAAGTATTTGCGCAAAGCACTGCTGGCCGGCGGCGAAGTGTTCCAGCAGGCCGCCAGGGACCGCGCGCCGGTGCTCAAGGAAGCCACGACGCAGCGGCAGCCGGGCGAATTGCGCGACTCGATCGACGTCAGGATCACGCTCTCGGCGAAAGAAGAGTCCGGCACGGCGCACGTAGGGCCGCGAAGAGAAAAAGGCGGCGGCAGCGACCAGCCGGGCGTGTGGGGCATGTTCGAGGAATTCGGCTCGATCCACGGCGCCGCGCAGCCGTACATGCGGCCGGCTTTTGACGAAGCCGGAACACGGGCGCAGGAAGCGTTCACGGAAGTGCTGAAGGCCGGCCTCGAATCACTCGGCAAGAAACCGTAACACCCCCGACAAACTCAAATGATCGAGCAGGGCATCGTATTGCTCGTGCAGGCGGACACGTCTGTCGCGGCCATTGCAGCGGCGGGCGGGTTCTTCGCACAGCTTCCGAAGGATCAGGCGCTGCCGAGCTGGACCTATCGCCTGGTCGCGGACAAGTCGAGCTACACGTTCGTCGGACCGGTGGCCGTCGGCTCCCGGCGGCTGCAGATCGACTGCTACGGTTACGCCGCGGCGGATTGCATTCTGCTCGGCAACGCGATTGACGCCGTGCTTTCAGGCTTCAAGGGAACGCTGAACGATCCCGACGCGACGATCGTGCAGGGCTGCTTCCGCACGAACGGCATGGATTTCTTCGACGAAGTGAGCCGGACGTTCCGGCGAATGCTCGAGTACGACCTCTGGTTTCAGAAATAAGCGCTACCAGTTTTTTCAAGCCCGCACCCTCAAACAAAAAACACAAGGAGAACGAACGCAATGGCAACACTCTCGCACGTCTGGTCGACCACGGTGAAGGTGCCGGGTCTTCCCACTCTTCCCGCCGACACTCCCATCACCGTTACAGGCGATGTCGACACTCCGATCGAGGTCGACGTTCCCGCCGGCCAGGTGGTAACGATCGACAACCTCAACATCCTAAGGGCGAACATCCAGTCACTGGTCATCGAGGCCACCGGGCCCGTCACGGTCTCGACCAACGTGCAGGGTTCCCCGTTCGCCGGGGACGTGTTCGCACTCGCGGCGAAGAAAAGCGTCGCCTGGCACAACCAGCTCAACACCACGCTCTTCCCGCTGCCCATCACCAAGAACATCACGAAGATCATCATCGACAACTCTGGCGGAACGGCGACGGTGACCTTCAACGCCGCATTCCTCTGCAACGACTAACAACGAGTCGCGGCTCGCGCTTCCTGCGCCTCTGTTAGCCGCTTCAAAGGAGAAAACTCATGGCAGCCACTCAAGCCACAATCGGTTACGGAACTATCTTCTCGATCAACGGCATTCCGGTAGCCGAGTGCAAGACGGTGAAGACATCGCTCTTCACCGTCCCGTCGATCGACGCCACGCATCTGCTGTCACCGGATGCCACCGAAGAAAAACTGCCCGGCATCATCAAGCCGGGGACTGCGGAAGTCACCGGCAATTTCATCGGGGATGCCACGCAGTTGGCCATTCAGACCCTCGCCCGCGCGAGAACCGTGTTCAATTTCTCGATCGCTTCTCCCATCAATTCCGGGACCGAGACCTACACCGTCTCGGGAACCGGGTTCATCGGGAAGTACGACACCGGACCGTTCGAGGTCTCGAAGCTCATCGAGTTCGCGCTGAGCATGGAAATCACCGGCACTATCACCGAAGCGGTGGCGTAACATGGCTCGCCGGATCGCTGAGAAGTTGATTAAGAAGGTCGAGGTCCGTCTCGACGGCAAAGAGTGGCCGATCGTAGTCACGCACAATCTATTGATCGAGTGCGAGGATTTGACCGGCCTCAATGTGCTGGCGGGCGAGGTGAACCTACTTCGTCCGTCCGCAAAACTGGTCCGAGCTATTCTGTACCTGGCGCTGCGCGCGGCCGGGGCGAAGTACACGATCGAGCAGGTTGGGGAACTCATCAACCCGCAGAACATCGTCAAAATTCAGGAGGCCATCCTCACGGCATGGGCCGCGTCTATGCCCGAGCCGGAACAGGAACCGGAAAACCCTACCAAAGCGGCCGTGTAAGGCCGCCACTCACCTGGCTCGAGGCGTGGAGCGTCGCGCGCCAGGACCTGCAGTTGTCCGACGAGGAATGGCTCGATATGACGCCGCGCCAGGTCCACGAACTACGCAAGCGGCGTCTCGAACAGATGCAGCGCGAAGAAGTGCTGCTCGCGCAACTCAACTGCAGCATCATCAATTTCGCGTTTGGAGCTCCTAAGACTCCCGTCACGCCGGATCGCTTTATGCTCCATCCCTTCAAGGCCGAGCCCGCGAAACCGCTCACCGGGGAAGACCTGATGGCAGCTTTCGCCCAATTCCCGAAGAGTAAAGACTCGAAACCATGTCGATCGTAATCGGCACACTCAGAATCGATCTCGAGGCCGGCACTGCTTCGTTCTCTGAAGCAATGGACAAGATGCAGAACTTGTCTGCCAAGACCGCGAACGACGTGAAGCGGTCACTCGAGAAGATCGCGGCTGCCGGTGTGCTGGTCGGCAGCGCCATCGTCGGCGGAACGGAAGAGATGGTACGGCGATCGATGGAGGCCATCGTCGGGCTCGAGCACATGAGCCAGGCGGCAGGAACGACCATCGACCAACTCTCCGCCCTGAACTTCGCGGCGCAGCGGGTCGGCGTCCCTACCGAGTTGCTGGTGAAGGGCATGGAAAAGCTCGCTAATTCGGCTTTCAAGGCACAGAACGGCAACGCCGCGCTGGCGAATATCTTTGCTCGGCTGGGAATCCATACCACGGATTCACAGGGTCACCTGCAGGACACCGGTCTTATGATCGACCAGGTAGCTCTGAAGTTCGCGGGAATGGCCGATGGTGCCGGCAAAACCGCCCTGGCGATTCAATTGTTTGGCCGCGGCGGCGCCTTCATGATCCCGTTCCTCAACGAATGGGGCACGCACATGGACGAGCTGCGCGAGAAGGCCAAGCAGTTCGGCATGGTGATCGGGCCGGAAGTCGCGGAACGCACCATCAAGTTCCACGAGGTGCTGAACGAGCTGAAGATGGCCTGGACCGGATTCGGCATGCAGTTGACCGCGGCCGCGCTGCCGGCGCTGACGGCCTTCGCTACGAAGCTGGAGCAGATCGCCGTTAAAGCCAACATCCCGAAGCTGGCTGAGACCTTCGGGACAAAATTGGCAGATGCACTCACCACGCTGGGGCGACTGCTAGATTTTGCCACCCAGCACGCGCAGGCATTGAAACTCGTGCTCGAGGGCCTAATTGCGATGAAGGTCGCCAATTTTGCGATCCCGCTCATTGGTCAGATTGCCAAAGGCGGAATCGGCAACATCGCGGGAGGCATTGAAAAGCTGAGCGTAGGGCTTCTCGGCCTGAAGAACGTGCTGCCGTTGCTCGGTGGGATGGTCGGCTGGCTCAGGGCTGCGATTCCGCTGTTGTTCGAAGCTGGCGGCGCCTCATACATCTTCGGCGGCGCGCTAAACTTTGTTGCCGCGCATCCTGTTGGTTTGGTTATAACTGGCCTGGCCGCGCTTGGAGCCGCCATGTACGGCTTTAGGAATAGTACCTTTGAGGCGGCGGGTCAGCTCTATAAATATCTCGACGCCTACACGTTGCTCGAGCGCGTCGTCATTCAGCGCCGCTTGCGAACCGGTAGTATCGGCGGCGATCTGGCACTTATCAAGAAAGAGCGCGAGGCGAGCGAGCGCGCGTCTGGTTCGATTGGCCCGGAACTCGGCCTGCACAATACTCCGAAGAACCTATTCCAGCCCGACACCTCCGGCCTCAAGCCTGTCAAGAAAGACATCTTCGGCGACGAGATCGCCAAACTCGGCATCGAAATCGCCATGACGGCGAAATATATTTCCGTCATCGGGCAGGAGCCCGACAAGATCATGGCCGTGGTCGCAGCGCAAAAGGCGCAGGCCGAGATTCTCAAAATCAACCAGCAATTGCGCGAGCAGCATAAAGCAGACCCAAGATCCCCGGCAAAACTCACGGAACAACAGACTGCCGAACTAAAGGCAACGTTTGCGATGCAGGCGCACCTCGATGCGCTAAAGGCCTACGGCGAGGAACTCGACAAACAACTGAAATCTGGCGATCTCACGACGCAGCAGACCCTGAGAATGGCGCAGGCCAACCTCGAAGGCGACGCTGCGGTGCGACAGGCGAGTATTGATAACGCAATTTTGGCGCTGAAATTCAACAAGGTCGGCCTGGAATTGAAGGCGTTGACGGCCATGGAGCCCGCACTTCGGAAAATGCTGACCGCGAAGAGCAACGCAGACGTTATCGACGCGACCAACAAAGAGATATTTGGGCTCCAGCAGGAAGTCGCGATGCGCAAGATCACACTGGAATCGGCCACTCAGTATACCGATGCCGTCCGGGAAGCCGCGCTGAACGTGAAAGTATATTCCATCAACCAGTTAATCGCGACCACGACGGACGCAGCAGCCGCCGAGCAATTGAAAAAGAAGCGCGACCTGATCGTCGAGTTCACGAAGCTGGAATTCGCCGAAGCCGACGCCAAAGAAGCACTCGCCCTGCGATCCCCGCTTGAACAGTATCAGGCCGAAATCGACGCACTCGAGCACGGCCGAGCCGCCATGGAAAAAGGCCAGGGCCAGTCGCTCAGTTATTCCCAGTCGCTCGCGCTGGCGGCAAAGGCTCAAGACGCCTTCAATAAGCAGACCGATGAAACCGTGCGCCTGCTGCTGCAATTCGGAACGCTGCGTGACGGCGTGAAAGCCTTCTTCCTGGACATGCAGAAGTCCGCGCAAACGTCCGCTTCCATTATCTATGAGGCGCTGCACTCCGCTTTCCAGAAGCTCTCCGATAATCTGACTGAACTGTTCACGGGCGAGAAAACGAACTTTGCCAAGATGTTCCAGGACGTCGGGAAGCAGATGCTGAATCAGACCATCAAGTCTGGGCTGCAGACTGGGCTCGGGGCAATTGGCAAGACGTTCGGCATCAATCTTGGTGGCGCGCTCAAGAGGGACGGCTCGGATGAGCAGCACGCGCTCTGGGTGCAGATGGCCGGGGCGGCTGGGCTCGCGCTGCCGGGGTTCGGCGGTGCTGGTGGAAGCACGACCAGCCTCGGCGATTTCGGTTTTGGCTTTCCAGGCGGTGGCGCCGATACTACCGGCGGCGGCTGGCTATCAAAGATCGCTGGCTTGTTCAGCCGCGGCGGCGGTGGTGGTGGGAACGGCATGGGCAGCATGATCAGCTCCCTGGTCGGCATGATTCCTGGATTCGCCGAAGGTGGCACGCCATCTCCGGGCAGCGCGTACATCACCGGGGAGAACGGGCCGGAGTTGCGTTTCGCTTCGGGCGAAATCGCGTCCAACTCCGCCTCAGAGCGCATGATGAGCCAGCCGACCCAGGTCCACAACTACACCATCGACGCTCGCGGCACGGACCCGGTTATGACCGAGCAGCGCGTGCGGGCGGCTATCATCGCATCGCACAATTCCGCAGTGAGCAATTCGCTCCAGGTCTCACAAGAGCATTTGAAGCGCACGCCGCAAAAGCGCTAAACCGTTCAGGCGCAAACGGCGAATCGCCAATAGCTCCCGACGACTTCTCCCCGAAGCAAAAACCGTTTTGAAACTGCATGGCTCAATATCTCGGCTGGGACATCATCGACATACCGACCGATCCGCCGGCGCCGCAGTCGATCGAGTTCTCGGTCTTTGATGTGGTTGCGCTGAGTAGAAGCCCGTTTACAGGCCAGCAGCAAGTGCAGGACTGGAACGCGACGTTCATGGAAGCGAACGTGTCGCTCCCGCCGCTCACCGCCGACCAGGCGGAGGCCTGGATCAGCTTTCTGCGGGATTTGAAAGGCGTGGCGAACGTGTTCCAGTTCGGCGCGGACTTCGCCGCGGCTTACCCGTCGAGTATCGGGGATCGTTACTGGCGCCTGAAGTCGAACCAGCGGAAGTGGTCGGTCGGTGAAGCGCGGGTGTTCGGGATTCAGTTCGAAGTGATGGAGGCGTTGTAGATGCCGCGCTCCATGTCCTCGCTCTTCCTGGCGGCCATCACCAGCCAGAAGATCCGGCCCGCTCTCTTCGTCGAAGTCCACTTCGTCTCTGGGCCCTCCTACATCTGGAGCGGGCTCGGAACCATTACCTGGAACGGCCACGACTGGCTGGGCGTGGGCTCGCTGGGCGAGGTGTCGGTCATCGAAGAAGGCACGACCGTCGAGGCGAAGGGCATCACGCTGAAGCTGAGCGGCATCGACCCGACGTTGCTTGCGGGAGTGCTGACGGACTTTCGCGTCGGGCTGCCGGCGCTGGTGTATCTCGGGATGTTTGATTCGGGCGGCTCATTGATTGCTGACCCGATCATTTCCTGGGCGGGGCGCACGGATCAGCCGACGATCGAGATGGACGGCTCCACAGCAACGATCTCGATCAATTGCGAGAACCGCCTGGTCGAGATGAACGTAGCGGTCGACCGGCGTTTAACAAACGAAGACCAGCAGCTCGATCACCCCGGCGATCGCGGGCTGGAGTTCGTCGCGTCGATTCAGGACGTGCAGGTGTACTGGGGACGATCGCCGAGCAGTCACAACAATATGTAAAGGGGAAATGGCAAATTATCACGTCCTCATCGCCTATCGAAACTTTCACGGTCGGCACCATCATTCACACGTTGGACTCGGCGTAAACGGCTTGCACACCGCGCGCGTGCTGCGCGCGAACAACATACTGGCGGACGTCGCGGCGGTGTGGGAGCCCACAGACGTCGCGGCCGCCGTTTCCAATGCTCCCTACACGCATTGCATCGTCGAGGCGCCATGGATTGGCACCCCTCAAATGCAGAGTATCCTGCATCAGTTCCCACGTGTACACTTCGTCTGCAGGTGCCACAGCCAGATCGGTTTTCTGCAGGTTGAATCCGGCGCCATCACGCTATTCCGCGAAGGCGCACTGCTCGCGTCGAACAATCTGAACTTTCAGATCGCAGGGAACAGCCAACGCTTCTGCTCATTTTTCGAGCGAACGTACGGCCATCATTGCGCCTATCTTCCGAACCTTTACGATGTGGCAAGACCCGAGCGTTTCCACCATCATTCGCCAGGGCATCATCTGCGCATTGGATCGTTTGGTGCGCTGCGGCTGATGAAGAACCATTCGACGAGCGCGGCCGCGGCCTTGCTGATCGCGCGAAGGCGTAAAGCGAACCTCGAGTTTCACGTTAGCGTGAACCGCCAGGAGAATCCCGGATCGCAGGGAATTCTGGCATCACTGCGGAACATGTTCGCCGGGCTGAATTGGGCGAAGCTCGTCGAAGTCCCGTGGCAGCCATGGGCCAGTTTCAGAACTATCGTCGGGACCATGGATTTGTGCCTGCAGCTCTCGCAGTCGGAGACGTTCAACATCGTGACCGCTGACGCCGCGGCCGAGGGCGTTCCCTCGGTGGTTTCGGAAGTCATCGATTGGGTTCCGCAGTCCTGGGTCGCGCATGGCGATAGCCCCGAGCACGCCGCGCGCGTGGGGGATCACCTAGTCTCCGATCCGTATGCGGGCCAGGAAGGCTACACCGCGTTGACGCACTACGTCGCAGGAGCGATGGCACAGTGGAAAACCTTCCTCACCCAAAGCGCACAAGCGGCCGTAATGAATCTGCCCGCGCTCAGCTAATCCGCCTTCATGGCTTCGGGGTGAGTGGGACGCTGCCCTGGCGCGATCCGCCGTTTGCGCCTGGACGGCATGGTAACCAGCATTTTCCCGTAGGAACAAGCGGCGTAGGTTTTCCCAGCATCATTCGATCTTCCTGCCTGAAATTCTGCCTTGAAACTCACCCGCCTCCCCTGCTGGCAGTGCTCACTCGCCAGATTCCTCATCGATAACCAGAACCGCCCGTTCGCTTACGGCTCCTTCGACTGTGGCCTGTTCGTCTCTGACGCAATTCTCGCCATGACGGGCGCGGATCTCGCCGCTCCCTTTCGCGGCAAATACACCTCGCGAGCCGAGCTGCTTCCCCTGATCCGCCAATACGCCGGCGCGCGATCGCTCCGGGCGCTGGCTGAACGCATCACCTCCGACTATCAAATGCCTGAAGTCCCCATCCTCCGCGCGCAGCGCGGTGACCTCGTGCTACTGAAGCGCGCGCGCGATTACTCGCTTGGCCTGGTCGATCTGAACGGCCGCGACATCGTGGTCGCATTTGCGCACGAGCTGCGGCGGCTGCCCATTGCTCGGGCGTCAAGAGCCTGGAGAGTGGGCTGACGTGTCCAAGGGCGTCGTCGAAACTATAGCGGGAGCGATACAGATCGCCGTAGGGGCGGTCCTGGAGTTTATCCCTGGCGGCCAGGCGATCGGCACGATGCTGATCATCTCCGGCGCCGGCATGGTGCTCTCTGGCGTCGGCACGATGCTGAGCAAGGGGCCGCTGACCGGCACAGGCTCGGCGACGCGCAATCCAGTGGGCCCCTGGAATATCCTGTACGGCCGCGGCAAAGTCGGCGGGACCATCGTTTATCTCTCGGAATTCGATGATGACAATAAATATCTGGACATGGTCTGCGTGCTGGCCTCGCACGCTTGCCAGAGTGTCGATGCGCTGCTGTTTGACGGGCAGAGGATTAGGCTCGATGCGAACGGTTGCAGCTTTAGCCCACCGTCAGATCAGACCGGGCCGAACATAACCAGCATCACGCGATCCAACGGAATCGTAACGGTCGATTTCGCCTCGGCCATCACGGATCTCGAAACCGGCGACTTTCTCATCATCAAAAACGTCACCGGAGATCTGACCTTCAACGGGAAATACCCCGTCACTGTCATCACCTCGACGAGCGTTAGCTATGTGTGCGGCGGTGCGGACGGCACTGGAACGGGTGGGCAAACCGAAACCACATGGCCCGACTACCGGGCCAAGGTCCACATGGAAGTGCTGCTCGGGGATCACTCGGCCACGTTTCCGGGCATGCTCACCGGCACGCCGTACGATGGCGATCCCGGCAGCCCGGTCGTCCGCCCGGACAACCCCTGGACCGCAGCTCACAAGTTGCTCGGCAAGTGCTGCGTCTTCCTGCGGCTGCATTACAACGATGAAGTTTTCGCGAATGGCATCCCGGCGATCAGCTTTCGCCTCAGCGGGAAGAACGATATCTTCGACCCGCGCGATTCGAGCACGGGCTACACAGAAAACGCTGCACTCTGTATAGCAGATTTCCTCAGCAATACGACATGGGGATTCAAAGCCGCCTACTCGACGGAAATCCCGGACGCCGAATTGATCGCGGCCGCGAACGTCTGCGATGAAGCGGTGGATCTGGCGGCGGGCGGATTCGAGGCCCGTTACACCTGCAACGGCTCGTTCCCGCTGACCATGCGGCGCGGGGAGATCCTGCAGAATCTCCTGACCTCGTGCGCCGGGCGGCTGACTTATACGGGCGGCCAGTTCTTCATTTGGCCGGCGGCCTGCGTCGAGCCGTCGCTGCTCATTCCGTCTCAGCCGATCACTTCGATCGAGCTGACGGTCTGGGCAGAGGCGGTGCATTGGAATGGCACAGCGTTCGTGGCTAATTTCCTGCACGGGACGCCTCGTTCCCCGCTCTCTATCGGCGGGTCCGCCAACGTATCGACTGGCGCTTTCGGGGCACAAACTACAACGATCGCGCCGACGACGGACCTGTCCACACTTTCAGTGGGATTCTTCCTCGAATACTCCGGGGCCTTGATCGACAATCCGGCGCCCGGCGATGTGTGGCGGATCTACGACGCCTTTGTAACGGTCACCTATTTCGATGGGAGCAGGGCGATCTTCCGGGCTGTAACCGCAACCGCGGATAACGCCAGCTTCTCGAGCGGCCAGATCGAGCACGCATCGCGTGCCATCGATGCCGATGCGTTGACGCCCACGACCTACGCCGAGGTTGAGCGGTGGCACTTTTCTAACTTGTCCGATCCGGCAAGTCTCACCCTTTCAAACTTCAGCTCTCCAGTGGGTGGATCGGGAGCCACGGGATCGCCGGACACGAGCGCGCTGGGCTTAGGCAGCAGCGGGCTGACCCTCGCCAACGCAGCGGGTCCGTTCCGCTGGAAACAGAAGGCGGCGATCCGCGACCTCTACAACGGCGTCAAGGGAACCTACATCAGCCCGGCGAACAACTGGCAATCGAGCGACATCCCGCCCTACGCGCAGGACACGCTACACGGATACGCCAGCGGCTCTCCGCTTTATCCCTTTGGCGACGCCAACATGGCGGAAGACGGCGGGGACCGGAGATGGCTGGACATCCAGCTCCCGTTCACCATTTCGGTTTCGACCGCGCAAAGGCTTTGCAAGATCGAACTTCTAAGGAGGCGCCATCAGGGGACCGGGACATTCATCTTCAACATGGCGCTCTACCAGTTGACGGCGCTGGACGTGATTCAGATGAATCTGCCTGTTCTCGGGTGGACGGCGAAGATCCTGGAAGTCACAGCCCACCGGTTCACGCTGAACCGGCAGAACGTCAACGGTCTCGAAGTCACTCTGCTCGGGACCGAGATCGACGTGCAGGAAACGGACTGCTCGGTCTATGACTGGGACCCGTCCGAAGAGCTGAGCGCGCACGGCTTCCAGCAGGCCGTGCTTCCGACGAACAAGGGCACGCTCGACGGCATCGTAACCAAGGTCAACGCGCAGACCGGAACGACGTACACCGCAGTAGCGAGCGACCGCGGTCAGCTCGTCAGCTTCAGCAATCCCTCGCCGGTTGCCGTGAATCTCACTACCGCCGGGACGCTCAGCGGGCAACTGGACGAGATGTGGAACGCCAACTTCCAGAACACCGGAACGGGAACGGTCACCATCACGCCATCCGGCGGCCAGACCATCGATGGCGCGGCGTCGTTCGTTCTGAAGACCGGCGACGGCGCGCATATCTTCTCAGATGGGACGAACTTCTACACCGAGCGGGGGATCAGCAGCCCCAACTTCACGTTCGTAGACAATGAGACGCCGACTCCGACTTCGCCGCTCACGGCAGTCTTCACTCTGGCGCACGCCCCCAACCCGGCGAGCTCGCTGCAACTCTTCCTCGACGGCGTCCAGCAGATTGCCGGAACGGACTTTACACTCTCCAGCGCAACCATCACTTTCACGGTCGTGCCCGATTCGGACGATATCGTGCGCGCATTCTACCGATACTGATTCATGAGTAAGATCACGCGCGGCCACATCGATGCGGAACTGTTGAAGGCGCGCTCGCGTCAGGGTGATGCCAGCATCGCGCAGATGTTCGGCGGCGGCTCCCCGGTCGCAGGCGACGCTGCTGTTTACGACGACAACGGCAACGTTGTCCCAGGAGGCGGATTAAGCGGCGGTTCCTTCGGCGTCGGTTCCTTTTTCGTCGAGCAGCCCAAGGGACTACTGAACGGCTCGAACACCGTCTTCACGCTGACCTACGTTCCGGCCTTTGTTATCTGCCTGTGGCTCAATGGTGCCGGCCAGAACCCCTTCACGCCGGATTACACGATCTCGGGAAACACCATCACTTACACCGATGCACCGAGTTCGAACGCGCAGCACTGGATCGTTTACATCCGGGCGGGCACGGCGGGAACCGCCGGGAAGCAGGCGCGGGAATTCGCAGCGGGAACGGATGGCGTCGACTACGGGAATTCATTAACGTTCAATGTGCTCGGCGACTTGAGCGTCGGTGTTTGGCTCAAGCTGCCAAGCACTGCGGCGGGGACTATTATCACCCGCGGCTACAACAGCGCCACTGTTTCAAAAAACAGTTGTTTTGATCTGAACGTAAAAGGATCATCCGGAGCTTGGGAGATCCAGTATTACCACGATCCAGCCGACGGAGGCGTCAGCGAAGATGACAAGCACAACTTTTCCACCGCTTTAGCCAATGACACCTGGTACTACATCGGCTTTTCAAGGGACGCGACAGCCAAGACGGTAAGTATGTTCGTGGGCGATGGAGTCACCGTCGCCCTCATCCAAACCTGGACCTATCCGACCGATCCCACGGGAGGCTCAGACTCGGCTGTTCACCTCTCCATAGGACAGTTGGCTGGCGGATACTCCGGCAACGTTTCGGATGCGCCGCTTGTTGGAACCGTCGAAGAGCACTACATCTGGAGCCGGAAGCTCTCACTCGCTGAACATCAGGACGCCATGCGAGGCAGCCCGTCGCCGACGAACCTGATTCTCGATTGCCTGATGGGCAATTCGCCGGAAGTGGACCTTTCGCCGACTGGGGCAAGTGGAACGGTCACGGGAACAACGCTGGTCACGGGGCACTGATTCGCTTCTTTTGAACACCTGAGCCGCGCCTCGGCAGCCGCCGATGCGCTGGGTTGAGGGCTGTTTGTCTTTTTCAGGAACATCCATATGCTGAGACGGAAACGATTCTGGTTCTGCGTACTTGTGCTGATGACGGCTGCGCTTTTGCTGGCCGCTACAAATGGCAATCTCGAGTGGACACAACTGCGCTCTGACAACCGCCGCGGCAGCACCGCCGGCGCCATCGGACAATCGGCGTGCGGCTCGGTCACAAACACTCATATTGCCGCGTTCGACTCTACCGGATGCCTGGTGGACGGCGGCGCGGGGGGCGGCGGCAGCGGAACGGTAACCAGCGTGGCCGCCGCGGTCCCGAGCGGGTTCACGATCTCCGGCTCTCCTGTTACCACGAGCGGAACTCTGACAATCGGCTATGCCACGGGCCTGACCACGCACCAGGTGCTTGGCACGGGATCGAGCGGCGCACTGGCTCTCGTGAGCTTGACCGGGGCGGATCTGCCGAACCCCAGCTCCTCGACGCTGGGCGGCATCCAATCGATTGCGGCGGTATCGAACGAGTGGGTCGATTCGATCAGCACCAGCGGCGTTCCGCATCTTTCGCAGCCAGCCTTCAGTAATATCAGCGGTACCGTGGCGGCTTCGCAACTTCCCACGCCGACAACCAGCACCTTCGGCGGGATCGAGGATATAGCGGCTGTCACACATAAGTGGATCGATTCGATTGTGAATGGCGTGCCACATCTGAGCCAGCCAGCGGAATCGGATCTCTCGTTCACGGACATCACCACGAACAACGTCGGCACGTCGAAGCACGGGTTCGCACCGAAGGGAACCGGCTCATCTACTCAATACCTGGATGGAACCGGGGCGTATTCAACGCCGGTTGGGACCGGGCTGGGTAGCTTGATCTTACTTGAGCAGCACACGGCCAGCAGCTCTGCCACGCTCGACTTCACAAGCTGTATCAGCAGCAGCTATGACACCTACGAGATCGTCATCGTCAGCGTGATTCCGGCAAGCAACAACGTTGACTTAGAACTTCTGATGTCCACGGATGGCGGGAGCACTTATGACACGACCCACTATGGGAACACAGACTTTTTCAATTACACAAGCACCGGAGTGAGCAGTTCCACCACCACGTATCTGCGGCCAGCGGGTTCCATCTCCAACGACTCGGCGCGGCCCGGAGTGAACGGCAGAATCATGATGTACTCGCCTGGTCTCACGAGCAGGCACCGCTTTTTTACTGGCGAATCTGCCGACTTAGACGCCAACGCCGGTGTTTTGCTGCGGAACAACTGGGCGGGCGCGTTCACCAATACGTCGGCTGCTGTCAATGCCTTCAGGTTTTTGTTTTCCGGTGGCGGGAACATCGCCTCCGGGACAGTTCGATGTTACGGATATTCTAAGTAGTCAAGTCTTTACGACCAGGCACTGGTTCCCGCAAAGCTCGATGACCGGTTCGATCTTATCGGAAAAGAATTCAGAGAACGCTGCGCGCGCGCCATCAGCCAGGGCATAGTCGTGAGAAACGATCACTCCTCCCGATGACATCCGGGGATAAAAGAAAATCAGCGCATCGAGCGTACTCCGGTACAGGTCGGCGTCGAGATGCACGAAAGAAAATCTCCGGTCAATGACGGCTGAAGCGGTACCGGGGAACATCCCCTTGTAAAAATGGACGTTGGGAGAATCGAGATAGGCTTTCACGGATTCCAGACCAGCAGTGAACTGCCCTCCGTGGAATCGCCCATCCAGGTTACCCGGTTGCGGCAGGCCTTCGAAGGTGTCGAACAGGTGAAGTGGTTTTTCCTTTCCAGCGGCTGCGTGAATCAACTTTGCCGATCCCCCTTTGTAGACACCGAGTTCCGCAATGTCGCCTAGTGTTTTCTGCGTTGCCTCTGCGGCACGGAGCAACTGAAATGCTTCGAGCGGAGTGAGCAGCGTGTTCCCCTCGCGCTTCAGTTTCAGAATTGAGCGAATTGCCGGCTTTCGTAGGGGAGTCCGAAAATTCATGATGCCGAAGCGAAGATAAGCGAGCAGGTCCTGGGCGGCATGCTGTGCTCGGCTGAGGGGTGTAACGTCCATGCCGCTACCGGACGTGATAGTTCCGCACATTCCGGGAGCGGGCGCGGTACTCGCGCGCCAGGCGTTCGCCGTCTGTGGCAAAATATCGCTCGGCTTCTTCGATGCTCGGGAACGTGGACAGATCCGCGTTCCGGTCCGATAGGTCGTACCAGCGGTAGATGTCGCCGATCTTCCGCAGGCTGAAAGTTACTCCGCCCGCCTCGGCAGTTTTGATTTGGTCCGTCATTGTTCAGCTCGCCTTCTTCTTCGCCCACCGCGCCTCCGCGGCCTTCCGCGCAATTTCCCGTCTGCGCTTCGCAGTGATCGTCTGCATTCTTGCTTTACCCGCCTTACTGGCAATGGCGCTGCGCTCTTCGGATGAAAGCGCCGCCGCCCGCGCCTTCCCGCCCTTTTTTCCGCCCAACCTCCCCAGCTCGACCGCCGCAGGGTTTTTCCCTAAAGTGTTCACTCTAGCAGTATACCAACATTACCGCCTAAGATAGTAGTAACGGTACTGAAGTCCGAAACGCCATCTTAATCATCCATCTTTTTACCTATACTAACTTGACCGACCATGTTAGTATCTGCCCGCGAGATGCGGCATGTCCTCCCCGGCCCAACGTCGCGAGGAACTGGAAGCACAGCTTACGGCGAAACCCCCGGAGGCGCGCGCGATCGCGCCCGAGGGTACGGTCCGGCTTCCGCATTCCGGCAAGCGCGGCGCCCTCACCTGGCTGAAGCTCGTCGAATCCGTGGATCTCTCGAAACCCGCCGGCTTCGCGTTCGAGGGCCGCATTCTGAAGCCGGGCGGCGAGCTGGCCATCGCGGAGATCCCGGCGCCGTGCGTACTGCTCGAATGCGCCGGCTCGGTGGGGCCAGGCCGGGGACACAACCGGGCAGAGTGCCTCTATATCCTGTGGCGCTGGGACGGGGCGGACTGGCGGGAAATAGCGCGCGCGCAGTCCGTGGGGGCTGAATGGGTCGAGGGCCTGGCGCCGATCGCGGGGAGGCTGCTTTCCGTGCGCAAGGGCATGGCTGTGGCGGTGGATGCGGAGACGGTGGCGTTACGGGTGATCGAGGTGCTGGAGAGTGGGTTGAAGCAGTTGAGTCAGGATGGCAAGAGAGAGGTTTTAGGAATTATTCATGATCAGATCGTGGGAAGGCTTTCACGGTTTTGATTTCTTCGGGGAGGAGTGGTTGTCGCTCAGGGGCGGTCCGCCGTTTGCGCCTGGAGGGTTAGCCGTTTTCATTCGGCTCCAACGCGGCGCGTATCCGTTCCCGCATCTCACCCTCGATGCGGCGGCGATTCATCCAATCGTCGGAATCGGAAATAACTCCGGTCACAGCTAGGACTCCCTTAATCATGCGAATGGCGTTCAGAATCGATTCGGCGTCATCTTCCCGGATGTCCGCCTTAAAGACGACAGTGGCACCCTTCAATCGGTCAGTCATCTCAATTGCGCTGCCTTCGCCCTCGGCGAATCCGGAGGGATCAGCTCCATCGAGCCGCACGATGGGCAAACAGCCTCACCGTGGCGCCACAGCGTGTAGATCAGGCCGGGAAGCAGGAACATGAACCAGAGCGCGATCTCCACCAGCGTGCTGCCCGTGGTCTCGACATCCGGCACTGCGACGGTTCCGCATCGGACGCAGTAGCGCGGCGTCATGATTTGGCCTTCTTCTTCCGCGCCCAGCGCGCCCTGGACGCGGCCCGCGCGCTTTCGCTGCGTTCCTCCGGCGTCATGTTCCGCGCACGCTGGAGGCCGCCCTTCTTCCCAATCTCAGCCGGATCAATGAGCCGCCGTGTGCGACCTGCCTTCATGCGGATAAAGTATATGCCCAGCCGCTACGCTTTGCAAGTGCGCTACGCATCAGCTAGAAAACAGGCGCAATATAATCCTTGACGTGCGAAGCCGCTACGCATAATATGGAACTGTTGATTAAGCGTAGCTGCTACGCATAACGCAGCAGAAAAGGGAAGGCCAGCAAATGGAAGTGCTCAGGTTTCAAACGAACGTACCGGAGGAAGTGGCTCTCAAGTTTGGCGACGGCAAGGGCGTCGCGGGGAAGTACGGGGACCAGGTTCTGTTTACCCTCACCGATGGGCGGCTGATGTATCTCCCGCCCGCAGTCGCGGAGCGGATCAGGGAGCTGGGGATCGTCAGGGGCGAGGTGTTTCAGGTTGTGAAGCGGGAAGTCGCCAAGGATGGCAAGCGGTTCCTGGAATGGGAAGTAACCCGGCTGACCCGGCCGGCCGACGAACCGGAGAGCGTCACCGCCCCGGTCCGCCAGCCGGCTGCTCAATTACCTGCCTCGAATGGTACCAAGCTCGCGGTGATCAACGGCAACGCCCAAGGCAAGGCCGAAGAAGCCGCGCTCTCCTCGAAGATGGCTTCCGCCACTCAGTTGACCGACGCGCTCAAAACCGCCGTTGCGGCCGCGGCCGCCGCTGAAGAGTTCGGCAAGTCAATCGACTACTCGGTGCGGTTCGACGGCGGCCATATCTACGCGATGGCCTGCACGGTTTTGATCGGTAAACAGCGCGAGAATCAGGCGGGGTACCGATGAGTTGGAGCGACTTCGACTACCGCGACACCGCCGAGTACCGGCAGATGAGCGACGACTACGCAGAGCGGGCCGAGGAGGCCCGCTGGCGCCGCGAGATGGCGGACCCGGTGTGGTACTCACCGACGTCCGAACCCGGAGCGTACTACCGCCCGGTATATGACTCTGAAGGTACAGCCGACACTTCCCGCAAGCCCCCGACCAGCGCATCGGCGGCTGCCGAGGCGCGGCTGCAAATCATCCAACTGACTTTGAACTTCGACGAGCGTGCAGCATGAGACTCAAGAAATTCCTTTTCGCCCTTCTGCTGATCCTCACGCTCTGGAGGATTCTGCAATGAAATGCAAATGCTTTCTTCTTCGGGGAGAAGTGGTTTTCGTCCTGGAACAATCCGCCGTTTGCGCCTGGAGGGCCGAGTGATGGATCGAGTGATGCCCTCCGATAAGTTCAGGAAGCTGGCGCGCATTCTATACGAGGGCGGATCGGAAGAGCAGATTGCCCGCACACTCGAACGCGTGGATCTGGATGCGAGGATCGATCAGTATTGCTATCCGATGACCCTGGGCGAATTGAGGGACATGCGCAATCGGGTCCGAGCAATGGAGGGCCGCACGACGCCACAGGCGCAAACGGCGGGCGGTCCAGGGCAGCATCCCACTGAGCCCGAAGCCAAAAAGAAAGTCGGCGAATCATGAGCTGGTGGTTAGTCAGACGAAGCCGCGGCAAAAACATCCTCCCGCTCTACTTCGAGTGCGACGGGCGCGAGGCGCAGGCCAACACCATCGGCGGGATCGCTCTCGGGCTGAAATCGGGCTATTCCGTCCTGCCGGTCAATCCCCCGCCGGCGAAGCTGCAACTGAGCCACGAGGCGCGCGGCCACAAATTCTACTGGGAGGTGCCGAAGATATGAAGCCCGCACGCTCCCCCGAGTACCTCGCGTGGATACGGACACTGCCCTGCGTCGTGTGCTCCGTCACCTACGGCATCGAAGCAGCGCACACGGGGCCGCACGGGCTCGGGCAACGCTCGTCTGACCTTTCGTGCATCCCGCTCTGCCGGCGCCATCACCGCACCGGCAACGACAGCTATCACCGGCTCGGCCGGAACTTCGGCGCGCACCACTCGCTCGATATCGCGGCCATCGTGAAACGGCTGAACGCCAGGCCGTTGGTGCGCGTGCGCGACGGGCAGTTCGTCGCCTCCATCGATGGCGAGCACTACTTTCTCGGCAGGGCGGTGGATGGGCTGATGCCGGCGCTCGCCACGCTCAGGAAGCTGTGGTGGAGGTGTAGGTTGGAGATTCCGAAGGAGTCTGCTTTTAGGAGGAGGATTGCGTGATTGAAATGATTCTTGCTTCGGGTTCGGTCGTAAGCTGCTGTCAGCGATCCGCCGTTTGCGCCTGGAGGATCGAATGACAGGCAAAGGCGGTCGCTTCAATGAGCAGGGACGCCGCAGTGGCGGCTATCGCCGTACAGTCATCGGGGTTCCTACTAACGCGGACATGGAAAGGGCGGCGCTGATCGAGATTCTGCGCGGCCAAGTACGCGCGACAGGATTGACAGGCGCGGATCTCGAAGAAGTTTACGCACGGCTGGATGCAACAGAGACGAGCGTGCTCCGGGATTGCGTCCGTGAAAACGCCGTTAAGAAGGCTCAGGCGCAAACGGCGGACCGCTCAGAGCAGCATCCCACGGACCCCGAAGAGAAAGGACTTTGACCATGAAACAGCACTTACTCTCCTGGTACTACTTAAACCACTGGCGCGTACAATTGACCGTGGTGCTTCTCATCATCGCCGCGGCCTCGATCCCGGACGCGCTGGGCGCCGCGCGCGCGGTGCATGCGCTCGAGCTGCTGGTCGGGAGGATGCCATGAAACTCAGCGAAGTTGTCCGCGTGCGGTTGACCAGCGAAGAGCTGGCGCGCGTGAAGCAATCCGCAGAGCGCAATCACCGGAGCGTCTCGAACGAGATCCGCGCGGCGCTGCTCGACTCGCCCGCGCGGCGCGATGGCGAGGAAGTGATGGCGGGACTCGACCGGGCGTTACGAAGTGACGTTGCTTCCGCTCCGCGCGGCCGCGCGGAGCTGGTTGGGGGGCGAGTGGATGGCTGAGTTGCGTCGTGTTCGGTGCCGACGTTGCGGCGATTGGTGCCGAGCGTCACTGGAAAGCAAGGGGGCCGCGCGGCCTTTTAGGAAAGCGACCCGTGGTTTCTGTACGGCATGCGTTGTTTGTGTCTTTTTTCAGGACGAGGGCGATCACGGAATCGGCTTTGCGCTTCCACAGAACTTCGATCCAGAATCTCTAAGGCTTGCGCATCTCCAGCAGCACTTCTCCCGTGTCCTCACGGTTGGCGGGTCGGAATTGACTATGCATCAGATCGATTGGGGAGAAGTCATTCGAAAGTGGCACATTGCCTTCCCTGCCCCCACAGCCAAAAGCGAGGCAGCGGAGCGGCCGAGCGGCGCAGGTTCACCACAAAACAGCGAAGGCGTGAAGTGATCGACCACGACCACGAACCGCGCCACGTCTACCGCAGCTCGCCCTTGTTCGAGCGGCGCGGCGATCGCTTCGTCGCGCGCGGCATCGGCGCGGACCTGCCCTACGAGCGCATCTTCCGGCTGAAGCTGTGGCTCGCGCTGAGCTTCGCGGGGAACGTGGTGCTGCTGCTGGTAGTGTGGCTGCGATGAAATGCTTTTTTCTTCGGGGAGAAGTGGCTGTCGCCCTGGGGCGGTTCGCCGTTTGCGCCTGGAGGATCTTTACCGGAGCCTGGGGCAGCTCCGGGCCTTCATCGTTTGGCGGGCCAAATCCGGTTCTAGTCTTTCGATGAGCAGCCTTGCCTACCGGAGCCCCTCGGTCATCGGCAGAGCCTCTAGGTCTGGACCAACTAGATTCGCCAGACTCACACCGTCCGGAGTTATATCGGCCCTTTCATTGGTATGACGCGGAAGAATCAGCATAGCGCCCTCACGGTTCTACCAGCAACCGGCGCGAAAGCGACGGTGCGGCGCAGGTCTTCCATGAAATCTGTAATCTCAGTGATCGCCGCGGCGATGCGCTTCTTCGAGGTGGCTGGTAAGCCGCCGGACTTTTTCTTCGGCTCTTTCGCGCTGCAGCTCGGCAACCCGGAGCTTCACTAGGATGATGTCGTGCCGGTCGAATTCGTCGTAAATCCGATCTATGCGGGCGGCGGCGTCGTTCACCCTGTCAAACAGGCTGGGCGGCGGCGGCTCATCACCCGGCGGCATTGGCATGATCCTGAGGTGGGCGCTCATCAGGCACGGGCTTTCTGAATTGGGACAAGTATGCCTGAAATCGTGCGAATTGTCACGAATCGTTGGAATGGCGGGACCGGGGCTTGCGCCCGGTAACTGGCCTGGAGTATCGTAACCGAGGCTTCACAAAGAGAATTTTGGGCATTCGGCTTGCGCCACGCGCCTCCGAAGATGTATTGTTTCAGAGACCGGCGACGGCTGGTTGATCTGCTCTGCATCCGGGGCGAGGGCCTGGCTTCAAAGGCCGGCAAAAGCGCCTCGCTTCGATGCGGGGCTTCCCTTTCGCTTGAGGGATCATTTGATACCGCGTTCACAATTCGAAGCGGAAGTACCAGTACCTGAAACTGGACCAAACTCTCTGTTATCGGAAGTTGAGCTTCAGGCTTCCGTCCCACAAAAATTAGGTTTTGATGCCGCTCGGGGTGCCTGCCCGTCGCTGGCTGGGGACCGGCGCGACCCTTCCAGATTCGACCGTCTCCGGGTACTGTGTGAGCGCAAGCCCCACGGATCGCACATGCGGTACGTCGCTGGGTGTCACTGCCCGGCCTGTAGGCAGGCGCACACCCGCTACGCAATGGTTCGGGCCAAGGCGCGCCAGCGCGGCGATCGGAACGGCTACACCGACGCATCTGAGGCGCGCGCCCACCTGCAATGGTTATCCGGTCAAGGCGTCGGCCGACGAGCGGTGTACGCTGCCTCCGACGTTGGCCAGACAATCCTGCAGGAAATCAAAATCGGGAAACGCCTGCGCATCCGTGAGCGGACGGCGCGCAAGATCCTCGCGGTAACTCCCGAGCTCGCCCGGGCCGACCACGCGCTCATCCCGGCGGGGCCGACCTGGCGGCTGCTGAACGATCTCATCGGACGCGGCTACACCAAAACCTTCCTTGCGAAGCGGATGGGATTCAGCGCGGCGATTCAATTCCGAAAAGACCTCATCACCGCCCGCAACGCTTCCCGCGTTGAACGCCTGTATCGGCTGATCGAAGCCGGGAAGGTGCAACGGCCGTGACGAATCAACCCTCCCACTCCGACTTCCCTTCCGAGATCGACTTCGCGCGCGCCATGCAGCGCTGGGCGCTCCAGGAAGTTCCCACTGACAATCCTCAGCGACTCATCTGCATCAATGACTGGTTTGCTGAGGAGATTCTGATCGGGATTTCTTCGGGGTCAGAGGTTGTCGGTCCTCAGTGGTCCGCCGTTTGCGCCTCTTCCGTTTCCAAAGAAAGGTGACTTATGAACGTTCAACACATTCAGTTTTCTCCCGAAGACGCAGCAGCAGCACTCCGGGAATACAAACAGCATCGCGGCTCCTACGACAAAGCAGATTGGGAGATCGAGCGGATCTACCGCGAGATCGCGCGCGGCAAAACCGTGATGTCCGCGCTTCAGGCAATCCGTGACGGCGGCCTCGATGAGTTCGGCAGGCCGCGCCTGGCCATCATGCGGGCCGATCAGAGCATGTGTACCTGCGAGCTGTATTCATCGACACACGTTCTCCTCTGCAACCAGAATCGAAGCCGAGCTGCGGAATGGTATTTCGAGATTCCCTGGCCCAATCGCCCGGTCCCTCGGGAAATAACTGGACGGACTCAATACCGGCACATGGCACGCCTCCCGCGAATTCCTCCACAGCACAGGCCGATCCACCGGCTCTCGGACTATCACCTGCTCTGGGAGGCGAATTGGGAAAACATCCCCACCGATCCGTACTTACTCAAGCGGATCGGCAAGGACGCGTGGATCGTTCTGGCGGCCTGGGAGTTGACACCCGTCGAGGTATCAGTGCTGCGAGCCAGGGCGCAGTGAGGGATCAGGCGCAAACGGCGGACCACTCCAGGGCGACAACCACTGGTCCCCGAAGAAAAAAGTTTGAAGTTCTGAAAGGAGAAAAGCATTTTATGAATTCGAAAGGTAATCACCGATGAGAGAGAACGCCGAACGGAAGCGGGTCGCACGTGAAGGTTCAGGCGACGTGGACAGTGTGGAGTTGCAGCGGCAGAAGCGCCGGTTCTCGACGCGCATGCAGGCGCCGGATGGCGAGTGGATGCTCACCGTCAAAGACAAGCTCCGCGCGCAGAACCGTCCGAGTGAGTACTACGACAAAGACGGCAAGCGCGTCGACGGTAAAAGTCTGAGAGCTGAGAAGGTCAGGCCAGGCCATGACGAGATGTACCGCGTGCTCGCGGTGTGCGAGCTGTGGTCGACTGGCTACGGGCGGCGACTGGTGATGTTCCCAAAAACCGGGAAGCCCGCCACTTTCCAGCAAATCGCCTCAGCGGCAAAAGTGGGGATGAACAATATCCGGCGAGCGCTCAAAAATGCGGATGACCGCGGCTTGGTGCGCGTCACTGGAAAGTTCAAAGGCAAGGCTCACGTGTACACGTACGCTCACCCGCGCCGATCGAAACTGGTCAAAGTCCTGGAGGTTAAGCAAGAAGAAATTGTACTCAATCCTGAGAACAATGGACTTCTAACCAGTTGCGACTCCAATAACTTACAGCTTTTCACTTTCATGCGCAAGTGTTTTTTTCAGCCGAGCCTGATGGAAGGTTTCGTTAAAAACACGGGACTTACCGAGCAAATTGTTCTCGGGAATGAGTGCCTCCGGACAAGTATCGCAACGGCGGTCGAAAAAGCCTGGGAACTACTCACCCGTGAGGTGCAAGCGGTCCTCAGGAGTGAGTCCACATATAAGGAAGAAAGGAAAGTTGAAAGGAACACTACAACAACAGCAGCAGCCAAGACAGCTTCGGGCGCGCCGCCGCCCCTGAGCGTGGCCGCTGCTGCTGGCTCCAGTTCCACTTCATCCAGAAAGCCGGAACCCTTCCGCTATCCCGTGACGCTGACGAAGGGGCGCGGCATATTCCCGACGGTCGACGAAGCCTTTGTGCTGATCGCCCTGATGATCGCCAGGCAAGAGCGACCGATGATCACCGACGAAGAACTGGCCTCATGCCTGGTCAAGAAACACGGCCAGAAGAGTGAGGGACTGTGGCTTGGACTACCTCCGGAATACAAAGGCACGTTGCGCCCGCGCGTCCAGGCGCTCAACGAGTACGACACCCAACAGGCCGCGGATCGCCAAAATGCAGCGGACGCATCAGCCCGAATTGCCGAGGAAAACAGGCGCCTCGATGAGTACACCGCAACCCCGGAGTACCGCGCGGAGCGCGTTCAGAGGGCACGCGAGCATCTCCGTACCAGTAAGTGGCTCTCAAAAAAACAAAAACAGGAAATACTGCTCGACTACCCTGAGCTGACGAACGAATTTGCGGGAGCCGCTAAATGATAGACCTCCGTTTCCGCCCACTCACCCGCTGGATCGGCGAGAAGACAGCAAACCACAAGCGCCACAAGCCGGTATTCTCGGGCAAGTATTCGAGCACGCTCGATACACTCGAACGCGAGCTGCGCCACCTCCAAGCGAAGAACGGCACCGTGGAAGCCGGATTCCGCGACGGTCAAATCAGGAACGATGGCTGGCCGTATAGCGGCGCCTCGCCAGATCAACCGGGCGTCATCCTGAGCTTCGACAGTAAGTACGGGTCGCTGGCCCTGCCCTGCGACCACTTCCAAAACTGGCAGCAGAACCTCCGCGCCATCGCGCTGCACCTCGAACATCTCCGCCTGGCCACGCTGTACGGCGTCGGGGCGAAGGGCGAGCAGTATCGCGGCTGGAAAGCCATCGAAGCGCCCGGCGGCACGAACTCCCTGAACGATTTCGCGGCGCGTGTGATATCACTCTCCGGCCTGACCGGCTACACTCCCGAACGCGTGCTGTCAGATTACGATGCGTTCCGCCAGCTCTACCGCGCGGCGGCGAAGAAGGCACATCCGGACGTCACTGAAACCGCCGTGGCCTGGAATGCGCTGCAACAAGCCGAGCAGATGATCGAGCAGTACTTCAAGGGCAAGGGCGCGGGAGCTGGGCGATGAAAGCCGCCACAGCTCCAGCGAAATCCTTTGGCTTCGATGGCCGCGCTGACGCCTTCGCGCGCCATCTTTCAGAGCAACGGCGCTCAGCCGCGTTGATTGGCGCCGCCGTAAAAGAAGCCAAAGAACACACACTACACGTGGAGGCGTTAAACCGGCCAATTTTGGGCGACGCCATCGCGACGAACTACCGTTCGGATCTTCCGGATATCGTGAGGGCTCTCGAACATCGATGTGATGAGGCAGGAGCCCGGATCACGGCGCTCGAACAGCAGATCCTCCGATTGATGGAGGAGGTTCACACCAGCATTTCGCCGCAGGCGAAAGCGGCGTCGGTTTACCAAAAAGATCATCGTTTATGAATTTCAACTGCGTGGAGGGGGACGTGAATACGGGGCACAAGAGCGAACCCGCCGCCGAAGCCTTGGGGAAGGTCAGCCCGGCGGGACGTGGGTCTGTGCTCGTTAAGAGTTCACGTCGGCAGGAGGCGAGGGAAATGGCGACGCCTGCCAGATTCAGGAGGTGTGAAGAGTGAAAGAACGATCTGAAGGTTTTGCTGCCGCTCCGGCGCAAGCCGCGCCGTCGCTGGTTGCGAACGCTACCGCTCCGATTCGGCCGCCGGATGAATGGAAGCTGATCGAAATAGAGCAAAGGGCAGAGCGTCTGGTCCGGGATCATCCTGCTTCCCGAACAGGGTGGGACGGGAGCATGATCGTTCTCAGTATCCCGTGCGGCTGCCTGAAATGCCGCGTGTTTGAAGATCTGACTGCTCTGGTTGCACTGGCCCGGAGAATCCGGTGCGCCCAGTGATCCCACCCACTCTCAACCAGCCAGCGGGCTGTAGCCCGATGGCGGCACTAACAACAAAAACCTACGTCTGCTCACTCTGCCAGCAGACCTTCACAAAACCAACCGACCACGACTTCGACGTCTGTGCTTACCAGTTCCGCATGGAGCTGCTGTGGAGAAAAGAGAAAGGGGAGGTGATACATGTCAATTAGAAAATCATTTCTTCGGGGAGTAGTGGTTGTCTCCCAGCGACGATCCGCCGTTTGCGCCCGGAGGATCGAGTGAGAAAAACAGAAAAGGCACAACCGCGCGTAAGCCTTGCACCACAAGAACCCAGCAGCTCGCTAGGTCTGTACGCAAATGTTCGGCGTGATGTTGATCTCGCCGAACAACAACTCAAGCGGCTCTTCTCTGTGAGCACCGAAATTCACGGAACGCTTCTGGTCGCCCACGGAGCGTTGATGCGAGCGGCTAGTGCTGTAAAGAAGATGATCGACATCGAGGAAGGGTGAGGCGCAAACGGCGAACTGCACCAGGGCGACAACCACTCACCCCGAAGAAATCAAAGAAAGTGGAAGTGAATCATGATTGACATATTCTCTAACCCCGATCTCGCACAACAGGAAGCAGCCTTCATGGACGGCCTGCTCAACTGGCACCGCACGGACCGATCAAACCGCTACGAGATAGACGGAATCCCGATCAGCACGCTCGCCTGGTACTGGGACTTCGGCAGGCGCGAAGGCGCCTACATGCACGCCCTACGCAAAGCCGCGCTCACCGAGAGCGACCGCGTGAACGCCGAGACGCTCGGCAAGCTGCAGGCGGAAGATCCGCGCCAGGCCGCGCGCTGGTCTTTCCGCCGGGCGGCGGGAGGTGCGGCGTGAAAATCGACCTAATGCGACGGGCCGTGGAGGACATCCTAAAAGGCGATTCCAAAGACCTACCCAATCAGGACAGCCTGGATGCAGGCCTGGTTCTATTGGCAAGTCACACGTGCAGTACCGAAGACAAGTTTCTGATGCGGGACCGTGACGACCGACACCTGGCCGCGATCACCGGGCTGAGCATCGATCGGGTCTTTGGAATAACAGCAGCATTGGTATCGGGCGGCGTGTGGCGTGATCCGTTGCCAGACCTGGACGACGGGCTGACATTCATCATGGCTGTGCAGGTCGCAATTGGACTCTTTGAACGGTTGCCGAACGGGAATTGGCGCTTGACTGAAAAAGGAAAGATGCGGGCTGAAGAACTCGTAGCGGAGGCCGTCCAGGCGCAAACGGCGGCCAGCCCCACAGCGACTCCAGGCAAGTCCCCGAAGCCATGACGATCTTCAGAAAGGAACTTCTAAAATCAATGACCACTCTCACCGTAAAGGAACAAGTCGCCATCCTCGCCAAGGAATTGTGCGCGTGCACCCGCTGGAAGAAGCGCGGCCACGCCGTCTGCCAGACCTGCTTCCACCGGCTGAGCGTGCCCACGCGCAACGCGCTCTACGCCCGCATCCCCGGCTTTGGCGACAGCTACGAGCGCGCGCTCGACGAGCTGAAGCTGCTCGATCAGTACCGCTCCGTGCGCTACGTGGACCCGCGGCGCCGCGCGCGGCAGGAGGTGGGGCGTTATGACCAATTGCTATTTCTGCCAGAGTCCAGCAGCACCGTACGTTACGGAGTCGGTGGAGCTGCGATTCCGCGAGCCACGCGTTACCCGTGTACGCCGGCGAATTGAGCGGGACGAAAGAGCTGGTAACGGAATGGGCACACCGATCCTGTCTGAAGCTGGCGCGCAAAGCATTCGATACGCCGGTCGAGCGGATTGTGCCGCTGCGCGCGGCGGGAGGTGGGGCGTGAGCGCAATGTACGACGGCGGCGGCAGTTCGATCCACGAAGACGTTTTCACGCTTCCCAATGGCGAGCGCTGCGCTGTCAGTTGGACGGAGAACATGAGCTCCGCAGATTTTGAAGATTTCTACGAGTGGCTGCTGCTGGTTTTGCGGAAGGTGAGACGCCATTCCCAGGTGGGACACCCCGCTCCCGACCAGCGCACGCCAGAGGCGGGCGCGGCAGCAAATAAAGAAATCGAGAAAGCCCATGCCGATCCGTCCTGAGCTCCGCAAGTTCTACGGCAAGACGTGGCGCGAGGTCACGCGGCCGCGCATCCTCGCGCGCGCGGGGAACCGCTGCGAGCAGTGCGGCGTGCCGAACCACGCCGAGGTGCACCGCGGCCCGGAAGGCATGTGGCGGCTACTGAAGATCGGCGCGCAGTGGCACCGCAATCACGGAGGTACCACAACGTTCGAGCCGCTCTGGAATCTGACCCATCGGACGCGGATCGTCCTGACCATCGCCCATCTCGACCACAGGCCGGGCCACGATAACCTCGACAATCTCAAAGCGCTCTGCCAGTGGTGCCACCTCAACTACGACAAGCTGCACCACCGCGAAACGCGGTCGACGCGGAAGGACGCGGCGCGGCCGCTGCTGGTGTGAAACCCCGGATCTTCAAACGCGACGGGCAATGGCTGCTGCGGTTCGGATACCACCCACGATCCTTCACGCTATTCGGCGCGACGGGTGACGAGAGAGCGGCAATTATCGCCAGCTCTTTCCAGGATCTAAAACTTGAAACTTGGAGTGAGGGCTTTGCTGTTCTTCGACAATTGTACCGGCGGGGACAAATACGGCGCCGTTGAAAAGCGCTCGATCCTCCAGGCGCAAACGGCGGACCGCCCTTAGCTCCCGCTCACCCCTCCCCGAAGCCATCTCAAAAGAAATCTTCTCCTCACTCACAAAATCCTGTCATCCTGCCGATTAGTGTATTTGACGCAGCCTCACGCGCCGAAGCTCGTCCCATTCCCGAAAACCCCTCTCCCCGTTCGCGATGAACGGATCCTCGCAAACATGTCCCTGGCTGACCTCGCGGCGAGAAGCATCGCTAAATCGCTGCCCCCCTCTTTCGAGCTCGACGAGCTCCGCAGTGCCGGGTATATCGGGTTACTCCACGCGGCGGAGAAGTATCAGACCATCTTCAAAGTTCCGTTCCCCAGGTACGCCAGGGCCCGGATCAACAATGCGATCTGGGAGTACGTCCGGCGGTCGAACTGGTTCAACGCCACCATGGAGCCGCTGAACGACGCCGGCCTCCACCTGGTGGACCGGTCCGAAACGGCCGAACGCCAGATCGAGCGCCTGGAGCAGCAGAAAGCCGTAAATGCGGCTGTCGATTCCCTGCCCGACCGCGAAGCCCAGGTGGTACGTCTCGTTTGCATACAGGGCGCCGGTGTCGTTTCTACGGGTAAACGGCTGGGCGTCCACCACACACGGGTTACCCAGATCAAGCAGGCGGCGATTCCGAAGATGCGACGCTACTTTGCTCTGCGCGGGAGGACTGCGGCTTGAGTACGCACTTCCATAGCTTCGGGGTCCGTGGGCGGAAGCCCTCATCGGGCCGCCGTTTGCGCCTGAACTTTCTGGCGTTTCTGCTGCTTTGCGTGGCTATGTGGGTATCGCTCGCGCTAGTGGTCATCTACATCGCGTGGCCCTGCCTCGCGGCCATCCTGCGCGCCAACGGGATCAAGGTAATCTAACATTGACGCGCGTCCTGAATAGCCTCGCCACCTTCGCCAGCAGGGCGGTGGAGGCCGAAGCCCTGCTCCGCAAGCGCCCCACGTTCATCCCCGGCGCCGCGCGCCGGCTGTGGGCTAAGGCCCGCAAGTCCGGGCTGAAGCGCGAGAAACCCCTGCCCGTGGTGCTCACCCGCCAGAACGTCCGGGCCGCGCTGCGAACGGAGCTGTACCGGCGCGCAAAGCAGGACTATCCCGAAATGTCCCGCCGCGATCGGCGCAACCTGGCGCGCGCGCTGGCCGCGAAACGCTTCAAGGAATCCCGCGAGCTGCCGAAAGCGGCATAGCGTTGAAGCGCCGAACCAATCGAGCAAGGCTGGCGTATGCGCTGATCTGTGAAGAACTCACGTGCCTGATCGAGGAACGCCGGAAACTTGAATGGCAGATCTGGCAGTTGGATCGGCGCATCTTCGAGGCGCTGGGTGGGAAGCTCGTCGTCCCGGCGCGCCTGCGTGAGTTTCTATAACCTTACAGGCGCAAACGGCGGACCGTTCCAGGGCTCCCGCCCACTTCTCCCCGAAGCCATAGAACTCACAAAACTCCCCTACCGTGTCGATTAGTGGCAAGAATCGTGACCGCAAAGCAACGTGAAACTGTCGACCGCCTGGGCGCACTGGACGCCAAGCTGATTCCAGCTCTCGCCAAACTGAAACCCGATCTGGACGAACAGAAGCGGCTGAGGGCTGAAGTAACGTCCTGGGCCGAGGATGAGCCCGCCGCCAGCTCGCCAACTTACGCCGGCGAACACTACACCGCGATTGCGTCGCCGCGGCGCAACGAGAAAAGCCCGAACGTTCCAAAACTCATCAAGCGGTTCACGCTCGCGGCGCTGATGCCGAAGCTCAGCATCCTCATGAAGGACCTGAAGGAGTTACTCACCGCCGAAGAGCTGTCGGATTACGTGACCACCGAACAGACCGGGTATCGCACGGTCGAAACCGTCGCACGCGTCGCGAAAGCGGCGTAGGAGAAAACGTCGAATGTATCTCATCAAGCTGATCATCGCCCTCGAGCCCATAATCGAGCGGCTCGCTCCGGTTGTGGAAGAGCTGATCAAGGCAATCGAGGATGCCCACGCCGCCGGCAAAGCTACGAGCGAAGTTCACAACACCGTCCTCGATCATCTCGCCGAGCTGCCCGCCAAGATACGGGGATGAACTCCGCGTTTCACAGATCGGCCCTCCCGCTTTGCGCGTTGCTGCTGTCCGGGTGCGCGGCAAAACTTCCCACCCTTCCCGCTCCTCCGCCGGCGCCTATGCCCCTTCAGCCGGGCGTGATCGGCTTCCGCATCTCGCCCGCCGGCGCCGGATCCGTCCCACGGCTGCTCAATAAGCGAATCTCGGGCGTGGCCATGATGTGGCTGGTAAGCGCGCAGAACTCTTCCACCGAGACGATCAACATTTATCCGAGTCTCGTGATCGGCCAGGCCGCGCACCTCGAGCCGTTCGACTACCCGAGCATGCTGCTGCTTATCGGCGATGCCCAGACTTATTCCGCGCTCGCTCGCGCCGGCAGGATCGGGCAGCAGGGCGTGAAGCTCGGACCCTACGTGCTGGCGCGGCTCTCGAAATATCTGAAGCCGACGTGGATAGAAGCGGGCACGGGATTCCTCTACGCCCTGCCGGACGTGCTGGCTCATCTGCAACAGGTCGAACGGCCGGTTGCCCAGAGCTTCGACGCTCTCGCGTGGAAAGATCCGATACAGCTTGGCCCCGGCGCCACCGCTACCACGCACCTGTTCACCGCGCCGTGGAGCGGAGCGAAGGAATACGACTTCGTGGTGAACGTCGCGGCGATGCCGCAGGAAAGGTCGGCGCGATGATCGGCGATAACGAGATCAGTCTGAATCAGGCCACGATGGTCGAGGCCATCCAGCACTATTTCTCGACCGTGCTCTTCAAGGATGAGCGGATTCCGCTGGTGAAGAGCGTCGAGGCGAAGAACATCCAGGGCTATTCCGGGATTAGTTCCGACAACTTCACCGTCAAAGTTACACAGCGCCCGACCGAACAGGCGCAAATGGCGGAACGCCCAGCAACCGACACCCACTGACCTCGAAGCCATGCCCACCAAAGACGAAATCCCCGAGCTGCCCAGCACCAGAAAAAGCGATATCACCGATGTGATCGCCATCCTCGCGGCGCGCTTCTCACTTGATGTCGACGCTTCCATCCGCCAATGCGAGAAGGAGTCGTCCTTCCGCACCGATGTTCGGAACCCGGTCAGCGACGCTTACGGACTTTTTCAATTGGAAGCGCCGACCGCGTTTCAGATGGGCGTCGATCGCCACGATCCGGCGTCGAACATTTACGGTGGCCTCAAGTACATGCGCTGGCTGAAGCAGGTCTACAAGTTCACGGACCGCCAGGCCTATGCCGGGTACGACTGGGGCGGCGGCAACGTTCACAAGCTGATCTCGGAACATCCCGACGATTGGGAAAGCCGCCTGCCTACCGAAACGCGCGAATACGTAACGTTCATCTGCGGGGAAGCTGGAGGCTGATATGGAATGGCACAAACGCAGTGACGGTTTTTGGTGGGCGTGGGACCGCCGAGTTTACAAGTGGCTGGGTCCATTCCCGAAGCCGCCCAAGGGAGTTCGACTGCCCTGATGCCTTTCCCCGAGCCGGGCCGCGTCCGCAATGAGGTGCACGTCCGTGCAACGTGGGAATGCGCGGCATGCCCAGGTTCAGCGGTGCGAAGCTACATGCTGCAGATCACCGGCGATGGACCGCTGATCCTCGATCCTCCGCCTGGCTGGAGCGTGATTCAAGGCTTCGCCTACTGCGGGCGGCACAACATCGAAGTGAAGGTGACGCACAACAATCTGATCGAGATGCCGGCGCGGGAGGCCGGGCCAGGATGATTTGGCACGACCATGGAGTGAACGAGCGGCTGTACAACCTAGAGAAGCGTGTGACAAATCTCGAACCGCCGCTGGAGCCTCCCGTGCGCGCGGCCACGCTGGCCGCTATGGCGGCAAAGTTTGACGACGCAGCTACGCGCGAGCCGAGTCCCCTTGAAAAGCGGGTCGAAAACATCGAGCACATCCTGAAGCTACTGATGCAGCGCGAAGGCGTGCAGCGCGTGCGCGTCACAGAGGAAATCTACCAGGATCTGCTCACGATCATCACGGAGACACGCGAGGAGTTGCGGAAGGTCAAGCCGACGGGTAAAGCATGAACGTCGCACTGGGACAGAAGGTAAAAGATCGGATCACCGGGTTCACAGGAATGGTGACGGGCCGCTGCGAGTACATCACCGGGTGCGCCCAGCTTCTAGTTCAGCCGCCCGTCAAGGCGGACGGAGATTTCGTGGAAAGCCGCTGGCTCGATGAGGACCGGGCAGAGGTGCTGAAGGACGAACGCTTCTCGCTCACAGTGAAGGCACCGGGCCCTGACAAGCCGGCGCCGCGCCGGTAACGATTTCAGTCTTTCTGGCTTTATGGAAAACCAACGCCGCACCGTCGCTCCGCGCCGGTTGCTGGTTGGGGATGAGTTGCGCAGGGATGCCCCAGGATTGCTTGCGGGGCGCCAGTCTGATACCAGAGACTACCCCGCAGTGAAAAAGGGCCTGCAAAACAGCACTGAAACCGAACCGCTCAAAACGGAAGTGAAGTTTGGACGACGCCACGAAAAACATTGGGGAAAACGAGCATCTTTCCCCTCCAACCGCTCAAAATAACTATTCTGAGCGGTTCAAACCGAAGCGCCGCCGTGCTGAAAACACGGAGGTTAAAAGCCTAAGCCCCATACAGCTCCAGGACCTTTTCCGGGTCGCCCGCGGATCAAGACGCGATGAGGCCATTTTCAGGGTGGCGTACTGCAAAGGGCTTCGGGCTTCGGAAGTCGGCCGGCTTCGGATGGAGGATTACGACGACCGGTCTGGCCGGCTAAGGGTCACCCGTGGAAAGGGATCCTTCGGCGGCGAATTCCCCATGCATGACCTTGAGCGCCGCGCACTTAAAGCCTGGCTCAAGGAACGCGGGCCGGCGCCGGGCGCGATCTTCACCAGCCGCAACCACCGCCCGATCTCGCGCCGGCGGCTTGATGAGTTGATGAAGGCGTACTGCAAAATAGCCAGCATCCCGTCTGACCTGGCCCACTTTCACGTACTCAAGCACAGCCGGGGGATGCACCTACTGGAAGAAACCGACGCGCTCCACGTCGTGCAGGACGCGCTGGGCCACGTCAACATCGCCAACACCACGAAGTACGCCCGCGCCACGAACCGACGCCGAATACAGGCCGTCGAGAGGAACCGGAGCAAGTATTAGCCGCCGCCCGCCACCATTAAGTGTGCGGAAAACCGTTTTTCCGGGTCGGGAAACGACGCGGCAAACAAAAGGCTGGGGTTAGAGGTTTTCGGGCTGCGGCATTCTAATGGTTTCCGCAGGCGTAAGGCTTTGGAACCATAGGAGATAAAACCAATTCGTCCGATCCGACGATATGGTCTGAGGTTTAGCCGCCGGCGGCCAGCGCACTGGCGCGCGTCGGCTCGACGCGCTCCGCGAATGCCGGTGTGTCGTTGATGATCGCCTGGGACAACAGGAACAGCTTCTGCGCCAGGTCCTCGGCGCCTTCGTGCTCGATCACGAGCTGGCCGGGCTCGAACCGCACCGCCGCGGGCAGCGAATCGAGCCGGCAGCCGTAGGCGGCGCGGCCCAGCGGGATCCGGACATCGGCGAACGGCGCGCGGCGGAAGGCGCCCAGCTCGCCCAGCTTCGACTCGATCTCGGCCCGGCGCTCGCCGGACAGCTCCAGTTCGCCGGTCCTGGCCATCTCGGTGATGCGCTCCTCGAGGCGGTCACGATCAATCGTGAGCAACAGGCCGCCGGTGGCCCCGAAAATGTGCAGGAGCTGGAGTGCGCGCCGGGATTTGACGCCGAACAGTAGTTCGATGTCCCGCCGATCGAGCGGCCCGGGCGGCATGTTCTTGAGCCCTTCGAGGATGTCTGGAAGGTTGATTTCCCACGAGAAAGTGCGCATTTCAGAACCTCGGGTCAATAATGCGCGATGAATGCGGGGAGTGCAAGGCCTTCTTCGGGGTCGGTCGGCGGGAGCGCTCAGTGGTCCGCCGTTTGCGCCTGCTCGGTCCAGCGCTTGCCGTCTCATCGTACGTCGTACGGTGAAGGATGGTGCTTCCAATACAGGCCCGTTTCCCCCTGCCACAGAATGCTTTTGTGCAGTCCATGCCGAACCGCCAGCTTGGGGTGCTGGCTCACCCACCATGCCATGCGGCGAACGCACAGCGGTAGGGACGGCCTCAGCGTCACGGCAAAGTTTCGACCGGAAAGGTGGACCTTGACCATCTCAAAACGCGGCGGCCCGTCCGGGGCGCGGCCGCTCCACCGCACCGGCCAGGTGTGGTGTGGCTCCGTATGGGCCGCGCCCGAACGATTGCTCTGGCTATCTTCCGCGCGCCTCCTTTCGAGGGTGCCCCCGATTGTTCTGTTGCCACGTCCGGGGGCTGACGCCGCTTCAAGCTACCGGTTAGGCAGCCATGGGCAGGGCAAAGGGTTCATCCTTGGCCTTTGTGGTTTGCGCTGTCAGAGTAGTCGCCTGCTCAACCGCCTCCGGCTGCCCTCACCATCCCGTCGAAACCGGTGCGCCCCCGCATGCTGGTGGAGGCGGCGGGAATCGAACCCGCGTCCGAGACTGGCTACTTCAGCCATCATCAGCAATCCACTTCAGTATGCGCGAAGTCCCTTCGTTCTCAATCTGCAAAATTATTCCGAGCGCAAACGGCGGGTAGCACCAGAGCGACAACCACTTCTCCCCGAAGCCATATGACCTTCGTGCACCTCACAAAATAAACACGCGGTGTCGATTAGTGGATCGACGCTGGTTTCACTCCTCAAGAGGGAACGGGGGCCGCTCTTCCGCTGTTTTGCGGCCCCAGTCCTCGACCCAGCCGCCCGTTCCGTCCAAGGGCTGAGTGGTAGCGGGACTCGCAGTTATCCCGCAGGACGGACGTTCGAATTTCGCGCCCTTCGTGTCTTCAACCCCTCCCATCTTCGACGGGCTCGAAAAAGTCCCGATCCACGACGCCGACGGCAATCACGCCTACGATGCGCTCCCGCCTGAAGCGCGGGGGCTGGTCGAGGAAGGTCTAGGCCGGCTTTTCGGCTCGCGCCGTCGCCCGATCGGGGTTGTGTTGTTGTGCGATCTGGATAAAGTGAAGCCGGGTCACGCCCAGCGCGCCATGAGCGCGGAATCGTACGGGAAGCGATACGTGTTCGAGGAACACGTCGGCGATCGCTTCTACGTTTACGCCTACAGCGATTTCGACGAGGCCGGGCGGAACTGTTTGCTCAACCCGCTGGATTTCCTCGAGGTCGTAGGTTCTGTCGGCGGACGGTTGTTGTGGATACGCACTCGTCGGAGGAGACGCCATCACGATCCGCCTACTCAGCGTCACGGTCATCGCCGGCTCGTGCCTCCTTGCATGGCAGCTCCACGAGGACCGGCAACACCAGAACGATGACATCCTGCGGCTCATGCTCGAGCAGCAGGCGCAATCCCACGATCAGCACTCACTGGACACCGCCAAGCGACGCGCCGCCGAATTCGCCGAGAAGCAGTTCGACGATAAATTCAACGCGCACGCTATGGCGATGAACGCGGTCAAAGAGGATCGGGAAAACGGCTTGAGCAACCTGAAGCACTTCGAAGCCGCGGCGAAGTCGTGGCAGAAGCTCTACGACGATCCGGGCTGGCTGAAGAAGAAATAGGACTTGGTTGCGGCGGTGGGGTTCGAACCCACGGCCTCCGGCTTATGAGGCCGGCGAGCTGCCACTGCTCCACGCCGCGCTCAGCGAGTAAAACAACGGGCCGCGGAGGCAGATTATCCCGGCCCGTTGGAAACGATCAGGTCTGTACGAACTTCTCAGGCCTGAGAACCGAAGTTGCTAATCCGATGACGGATTGTAAGCTCGCGTTCGACGACGCGTCAAGAACTTTTTTCAAAGGAGCCCACCCCGACGATGAAAAAGATTCTGCTCTCAGGCATGATCGGGGCCTTTCTGATTCCTGCCGCGCAGGCAGGTGTGATCCGAGTCGCGACGTTCCCCGCGGTTCATCCGAAGAAGACATTCGCGCCCGTTTTGAAACCGGTGCGCCACGCCGGCCGCGATCTCGGCCGCGTTCTCAAGCACGCCGCGAAAGACGCAAAGGCCGTCGCGCTCTAAGCGGGGACGGCTTCGCCGGGTTCGTAGGCGCGCGCAGCTTTCGCAGGCTCTTCTTCGCGCTCGGGCCAGTGCCAGGTGTCCGGGCCGTTGGCACCTTCACCTCTGAAGGCCGCTATTCGATGTTCGGTGCCGGACGATGAATCATCCGTGAACACCTGTAGGTTGACGCAGGTTTCGGAATGCACCCGCACGATGATCGCGGGCCGGTGCTCGCCGTTTGGCATCACGAAATGAACAATTCTCCCGATCGAAGGCTTCATGAAGCGCAGTCTAGCACGCGCTGCGTGGTGTGCGGCTCGGTAAACTGTACGAGCGTTTCGAACCACGGCGTCTTCAAGGCCCAGCTCGCCCAGTCGCTCAGTGAGATCGAGATCGGCTTCGATCCCATCGTGATAAACGGCCGCCTGGTCGGCCACTGTTTGTTCGCGGCGTGGGAAGAGGACGGCGAAATGAAGAGCGACGCCTGTTTTATCCGCGCGGAGGATGCCGATGGGATTTGATTTCGATCCTCACGAAGTAATCTCACACATCGTCAGCGGCCTGACACTCGCCGTGGTGGGATACATCGCCGCCCGCGTGCGCACGCTGCTGCACCGCTTCCGCGCTTTGCCATCCCGGATGTACCTTGCCGAGAAAAGCCTCGAGAATCACGAGCGGCGCATCAGGACGCTTGAAGAGGCGCCTGCAGGGAAATAGTGCGCAGTGAAACCCGTTTACATGCCGACGCCAAACTGCGTCGACGTCGCGCCGCGGCTGACGCACCTGGGAGAGATTAGCGCGGTGGGGCGGTACCGTTCGGCTGACACGCTGCCGTGGATGAAGGACGGGGAATGCGAGCGGACCAGGAAACGCGAGCCCCGGAAGTATTTGCCGATGGGATCGACGGCCGCGGAACAGTTCGTCGGGCTCCAGAATCTTAACCGGCATCAGAGGCGGATCCTGCTGCTCATAGCAGAGGGGAAGGCGCAGGCCGTGATTGCTGGAGAACTCGGGATCGAGTCGAGACTATTAGGCGCGCAGATGCGGATCATCCGCGACCTGCTGGCGCTGAAAACTGTTAAGGACGTTCAAATCTGGACCACGATGTACCGGGATCTTCTGTTGACCACGGAGGCGGCCAATGCCGGAACGGGACTGGCAGACACTGGCGGGTGATGACGATTGCGAAGTAATGGAAA